GATTCATTACGCAAGGCGGGACACAAGAACCCGAGCGTAGTATGGACACGGGTTCGCGCTGAAGGTCGCGCTCACGCTGAAGGTGCGCCCGAGGAAAAAGGCGCGTCGAATAAGCGTTCGATTCAGTTACGCTTGATTGAGGACTTGACCGCGTTATTCCGTGCGGGTAAGCGTGAGGAATCTCTGAGCACGCAACAACAACAAGCAATGACACACATTGCGAGCGCGTTAACGGCAATGGGTATCGACTTATCCACTATCGTCAAGTAAGCACAAGGGCAGGGTAAACCCTGCCCTAACATTGTTAGCCCTTCCAAGGCAACACCAAGCCCCGATTCGTCGGGGTTTTTTTTCGTCTCGATTTTTTTGTTATGCCAGTTCCCCCCTAATCATGTGGGCATGGGCAAAGTTACAGATTTTGGGCTAATGTTACGCAATGTTACACAGCACCTCCCCGCAAACCCGCATGGATGCTAGATTGTTATATGTTACAATGTTACACGAGGTATATGGCAGTCCACCAAAATGGAAAAGAGCGTCAAGGTCAGCAAGTGCAATTCATACCACTCATATTCATTTTGGCGGGATATACTTACTTTTACATAACATTATAACATTATAACAATAGCCCATTTTTCCGCGTGGTTGAGCCATTCCTTTTGTTATACATACTTTCTCAAACCCGTAACAAAGCCCTCTTTTTATAACATCACAAACATAACACTCTAGTCCTGCCCCTGACCAACTCGCTTGACATTTGTCTAACATTGTGGTATAATATAAACTGGAATGGGAAATGTAACAACACGCCCCAAACCTAGCCCCCTAACATTGTTAGGGCAACAAATGTAACAAAGTAAAGGTTATCTATGACTTCCGATTCTCGTATCTACTTCATGCTTATGACTGCCGTTTCATGCGCGTTCACCGCCATTGGTTTCCACACCGAAGGCTACATCTCCAATTTCGCACTCATTGCGGGCGGTTTGTATTTCGGTCACTTGTTTACCGAAGCCCTCAACTATGACGAGACAACCAAGGAAGGGGCATAACAATGTTAGGCACTGACTGGAGAGAATGCACCGACTGCGGTGACGATGTTCACATCTCCCGATGGACTCTCGGCTACCGAGTATGCCTATTCTGCGGTGAGGACAGAGCCAAAGCCGAGCGTAGTTCGTGGTGCATTGTCCAAGAATACGGCAAAGGCAACTACCAATTCGTTACCGCTACCCAAGCAACCACAACACTCAAACAAACCAACCAAAAGGAGTTACGGACATGAGCACCGACACAACCAACCCAACGCTCACCCCTGAGCAGAAATTGAAACTGCTCATTGCCAACCGACCTTGGGAATCCGAGCCGAACCATGCCGAGTGGATAGACGAGGACACGGATTACAAGTGTCGAATTGTGCGACACGACCACTTTGGTCACCTCTGTGGGTATGTAGGTATCCCGAAGTCTCACCCGCTATATGGCAAGCACTACTCAGATGACGAGGTAGAGAACCTAGACGCGCATGGTGGACTGACGCACTCAGGCGAAGACCAAGACGACAAAGACACATGGTGGTTCGGGTTCGACTGCTCACATGGTGGAGACCTGAGCCCCAACATGTTGGTGCATCTAATAGGGAATGGGCATACATATACCCCCGACAAAGGAAGCGATGTTTACCGCACATGGGAGTATGTCGAGCGTGAGGTGCGGGAGTTGTCCGCCCAACTGCGCATGGAAGATAACCAAATCTGAAAGGCTGATATGAAAATGAAAGAATCTATGAACAACCTAGAAATTATGGTGCGGATTAAGAATGTCTACGGCACAGACAAAATCTACCCCGTCTCTCCCAATGCTCACCTATTTGCAGACATTGCAGGCACAACCACGCTCAGACCATCCGACCTCAAGGCGATACAGGAACTAGGGTATCGGGTGCTGATTGAACAACAAACCTACGGAGAGCATAACAATGTTAGTTGATGTGGTGGTGAAATTTAAGGCAATCATGAACAAGCGACAAGAAGCCGACCGCAAATTGTTGGTTCTCATGGCACACCCTGATGTGACTGCTGAACAGTTGGTGGAAGCGAACAAGGCGTGCGTTGCTTCGACTATTGCTATAACTAAAGCGGTAACTGAGTTGCGGGAGAAGCACCCCGCACATAAATCCATAGTGTCATTGCCTTGGAACAGACCCGAGTTTGATAAATACGACGAAAGAGAGCATAACAATGTTAGATAAAGAAGCACAGGAAGCATTAGTAAAACTAATGGATACCAAGCAAAACCTAGAAGAGCAAGTGCTCAAATCACTACGCAACCCTGACCTGACAACCAACCAACTCATAAACCTACGCAAGAAGTATCTAGGGTTCTTAGAGAAACTGCAAGCGGTTGAGGATGAACTCGAAGCGCATGAGAAGGGCACGCCCGAGGAATGGATAGCCATGTGGAAGGGGCAGACAGATGAAGACGCATGAAAACCTACCCGCACTAAACAAATACACAAGTTCGGTGCAGTATGAAGCCTTGATGGTGATTGACGAGACGAAGTCGATTCTCAAGTTGGTGCAGAACGGTGGTTCGAGCAGAACTCTCGGTGCTCTGATACGCAGTATGTGGATAAAGCAGAAGGATTACACCGACGACAACGGGGTGTTGCGTGAGGGGTGGTTCGTCACCGACGAGGGCAAGCACGCCATGAGTATCTACAAGGTGAAGTATGACCGAGAGCAAGACGAGAAGCGCAAGCAAGCCGAGCGTGTCGATAAGTTCGAGGGCTTTCTTGTTGCGTTTGTTGAGGTGTCACAAGCCAACAACCCGAGGATTGCAACATTGCGTGAGGAGATAGCCGAACTGGAGAAGGCAGTCTTCAATGCGAAGAACGAAGTCCTTGGGTGGGCGTGTCTCATACCACAGTATGAGCAGAACCGCATCCTCGACAAGCACAACATGAATATTAAAACGGAATACAGAAATCCAACATACAACAGAAGTCAGATTTACGGGAGGGCTTTTTAAATGACTAGATATTACGTCACAGGGTGGAGCGCCCGCTATGGGAATTGGCACGCTGAGGTGTTCGAGTGCAAGAGTATGGAGTTTGCGAAGAAGCGATTCTTGGCGAGTTACCCCACGCTCAAGCAGATAAAAGTCTACCCACTGAGGGACTAACAATGTTAGAGAAGGGACACGAGGTGTATGTGCTGACGAAACACAAAGTCACAGGTAGATACATCGTGGGAAGAAAGCGTATGTTGATAAATGCGCAGTTAGCGGTTAAAGGGCAATACGAAATACTAGCAGAGCACCACGACAGAGAGGTGCTCGAGAAACTTAAACAACTCGCCACTGAAGGCGACAACGAAAGGTTGATATGGGCTACCAAACAGTAATGAATGTGCCAAGGGTTCAGACCTACGCACTAGCAAAGAATCTACACGACAGCGTTGTGCCCATTCGTGGGCGAGACCCCGAGATTCGACCCTTGGGCAACAGGCGTGATGCCGACTCCTACTGGGTGAAGATGGATGGGGATGATGTAGTGTTCATGTTATACAAGTCCCCCGTGATTACATACAAGCCTGATGGTGGGGTGGTGCTCACACCCGACACATACAGCACAGTCTCGACACACCAATTCTTTGATAGGGTGTTAGGTGTTGATGCGCGTGCGAGTAGACAGGTGTCGGTCATTGGGCTACTCGATGGCAAGGGCGCAGTAGTGAACCGCTACACAGTCAAGGGCAAGGACACGCTCACGCTCAGACTAGACAAGTCAGGGAACTGGTCTTGTGTCGAGGGGGCGAAGACGCAATACGCATGGCATCTCAACCGACAGGAGGCTAACAATGTTAGGGCTCGCTACAAAGAATTCAGAACCTACTTCAAAGGTATGGTGAGCCTACGCACCGAGGAGGTCAAACCGAACTACCACTACGACCCGATTCCATGTATCAATGTATCTCTAACCGAGTTACAAAATGCGTTCGGTGTGGAGAAACCCGAGGGTAACGGTATGCACGACGAAAACGACCCCGACAAAATCATTGGGCACATGCGTTACATGCACGAGCAACCACAACGCCAATTCAACTACGGCACGCAGAGAGCGAAGGAATATCAGGAAGGTATGGCGCAGTTCTTGGAACTAATCAGAGATGACCAACCCGAGGACATCAAGCACTTGAACTTCTACAAAGGCGCATTGGCGGTGCTGATTAGTGCTGACCGCATCTATCAGCGAGGGCAAGACGACAACACCTATCTTGTTAAGGCTAAGCCGATAGTGAAAGCCCTTGATACTGTTTTACTCAAAGCCCATGCCAAAGAGGTATTGGTGCGTAAAGAGTTGCCGATTGGTTCGGTGTCCAAGGGGGCATACGACAGATGGTTGCCCGAGTTCAGTTAGTCCCTAGCCGGACTAAAGTGTTTGACATTGGTATAACTTTGTGTTATAATATAGTCATGTTAGAAATTTTTGTGTGTTAGTTTTTTCAATCGCCCATAACAATGTTAGGGCACATCAGAGGAGTTAGATATGTCAGAAGTTAATTTTGGTAAGACCATTACCTTGAAGCAAGCATCAACCTTGATTCGCACGAATCCCGATACTGTGTTCTTACTAAGAGGTGAGCCGGGGATTGGAAAGTCTTCCCTATTGGAGAGTATCGCTAACGGATTGGGTTACGACCACGCATACATTGATGTGCCCAACCTAGACCTCGGTGACATTGCTATGCCCGTCATCGACCACGACACCAAGACAACTAGGTATTACCCTAATGCTCGATTCAAATTGCATGAAGGCAAGCCGTTGGTCATCATGCTAGACGAGTATACGAAGGGCGCAGACCCAGTGAAGAACATGCTTCACCCCATGTTCGAGAAGGCGAACCCCCGACTCGGTGACATCCCTATCCCCAAGCAAGGAGACAAGAAAACAATCGTGTTTCTTACTGGCAACCTATCGACAGACGGGGTGGGTGACTCATTGAAGGCGCACTCTATGAATCGCTTGGTATCCGTAACAATACAAAAGCCTGATGCTGACCAATGGATTGAATGGGCTATCGGTAAGGGTATCGAGCCTGAGGTGATTGCTTGGGTGAATCGTTTCCCACAAGTCTTGGCAAGTTACACGGATGGTGGGCAGTCTGACAACCCGTATATCTACAACCCCAAGAAGCCTATGACTGCGTTCGTATCCCCACGCTCATTGGAGACAGCCTCTAACATTGTTAGGTCTCGCAAAGAGAATGATGCCGACTCAGTAATCGCGGCTTTGACTGGTGCTATTGGCGAATCGGGTGCACGGGATATGCAGGCGTATATCGAATTCTCAGACCAACTCCCAACATGGGAAGCGACTATCAAAGACCCTAAGAATACCAAGATACCTACAAGTGCGGGTGCTTGTGCGATTGTGGTGTTCGGTGCGATTGGTCGGGTGGAGAAGGACACCATTGATGCGTTCATGGAATACCTCGAGCGGTTCGACGCTGAGTGGCAAGCCGTGTTCGCTATCAACATTGCGAAGTCTCAGAGTAAGCAGAACATTGCGTTTAGTGCCAAGGCGTTCACCGCTTGGGTTGCTAAGAACCAAGACCTACTCTAACAATGTTATCCACATCACAGAGTAACGGCACTCGAGCAAGAGCCCAAGGTGGGCACAGGTATTGGGTGCAGTGGGTGACAGACCAAAGCCACACCGATTTAAAAGTGATTGGTTACTGTGTTCGTGATATGGACACCTTCAATGGTGACACCGTGTTCGAGCACGAGAGCAAGATTGTGTGCGAGAAGATTGCAGGACTACTTAATGAAGGAGTAAGTGATGGGCTATCGAAGCGCAGTTGAAGCCGTGTTCTACACACGCAACGAGGAGGAATACCCTCTACTGAAATTGTATGTGGAGGAGAACTTCCCAAAGTTTTGGGCGAATGACGCGGATGAAGATACTCTTACGCCTATCAAAGCAACCAATGTGTGGGGGTATCACTTCATTGCAAACAATGTCAAGTGGTATGAGAGTTATCCCGAGATACAGGAGTTCAACGAGTTTGTGGTGAAGTTCAATAAACTCCTTATGGAGAATGAGAGAGCGCGACCTACATGGGCGTATGAGTTCGTGCGCATAGGTGAAGAGATGAATGATGTAGAAGAAGAGCGTTCAGACAATGCCGAGTTTATATTGTGTGTGAGTAGAGAGATTCAGTTATTAACATAGGAGGGCTAACAATGTTAGAGGAAAGAAGAGTTCAGAAGTCGAAGATTAGTTTGATGCGTAACCCTAAGTTCGCATTGCTATCAGGTATCTTGATGGTTGGTAAGACAAAGGTGGTAGAGAACCTACCTACTGCGTGCACCAATGGTAGAGATGAATCGTATGGTCGCAAGTTCGTCAAAGAACTGCGTGACCAAGAGTTGAACTTTGTAGTAGCGCATGAGAACTACCACAAGATGTATCGACACCTGACTACATGGCGCAAGTTGCACGACATTGACCATAGGTTAGCAAACGCAGCATGTGATTATGTAATCAATCTACAACTCAAAGACCTTGACCCTAACGAAGCAGTGGTAGCAATGCCACGCTACCCCAACGGGCACAAGATGGGTGGCAAGCCAATGGGCTTAGTTGATGAGCGATTCCGTGGCATGAACGCTAAGCAAGTGTTCGACATACTACGAGAGGAGAAAGGCAAAGGTGGTTCTGGCGGTGAGGGTGGCAATGGGATAAGTGACCCTAGTGATGGTGACCCTGAGTTTGATGACCACGATTGGGATGGTGCTCAGGAGATGACTGCCGAGGAGAAGAAAGACCTAGCCCGTGAAGTTGACCAAGCGATTCGTCAAGGCATCATGGCGCAACAGAAGATTGCGGGAACTGGTAATGGCGGGTTAGACCGCGAACTGCAAGGATTGCTTGAGCCCAAGGTTAATTGGCGTGAAGTCTTGCGTGACTTTGTTAAGTCAACATGCAATGCGAAAGACGCATCATCATGGCGCAAGGTTAATCGTAGGTTCTTATCTACTGGTGTCTACATGCCTAGCCTTATCGGTGAGAAGGTTGGTCACTTGGTTATTGCTATCGACACATCAGGTTCGATTGGTGGTGACGAGTTGGGCGAGTTCTTGTCCGAGGTTAAGGGTATCGCAGAAGAGGTAAACCCTGAGTGCGTGGACTTACTGTATTGGGATAGCGAGGTAGCGGGGCACGAGACTTACTCGGGTTCTACTGCGTCTGATATTCCTAACTCTACCAAGCCCAAGGGTGGTGGTGGAACGAGCCCGTCTTGTATATCAGCGTATCTGAAAGAGAAGAACATCCAGCCCGAGTGCGTGATTGTCTTGACTGACGGGTATGTGGGTGGTGACTGGGGTAGTGAGTGGACTGCACCTGTAATGTGGTGCATCGTGGGTGGGTATGACGGTGATGCCGACAACGGCAAGACTATTCATATCGACAGCAACTAACAATGTTAGGTAACAAATGGCAGTAATAGACCCAGTGGAATGGTTTCAGATGCACAGCCCCGCCCGTGTGTGGGGAGACCCATTCACCCACGGAATTTTTGAGGATAAGACTACGGGTGAGTGGGTAGTGGTAGAGAAGAAGTTCGCGGATGCCTTTGGGGATTCAATGAAAAATATATCAGAGATAGCACGAGCCCCGACCCGTGAAGGGGCGATTGGAATTTTAAAACTTTTAAAGGAGTGAGTATGAAAACATACGAAGTGGAGTTGGAATACACGGCGTATATAACTGTGACAGTGTTAGCCGAGAACGAAGATGAAGCCGAGGAAATGGCGACGAGGTCTATTGAATCATCAAAGGCCGGAGGTAGTTGGCGCGTTGAGTCGGTCGAAGAAATTTTTAATTAACAGGAGAAATCAAATGAGTAACGAAGAAACAGAAAAGCATTGGATGGAAGAAGAGTATGGAGTCCCACACAAAAACGGACATGTGCGGTTTTATATGGTTGGCTTTGACGAAGATGTATGGGGCTACCTTGGGTGGTTCGATATGACCGATTGGGATGAGGGTTGGAAGAAAGTATGGAAAGCCGCAGAGGAAAGCCGAAATGGAGATGATGCCTTTCAAGTGCTACGCCACGACCAAATGCTAGACCTAATAAGGAATGTGCAGTGGGCGTTGGAAGAAGCGTTAGAAGACAAAGACGAAACAACATTTTCGTATTGGTGGAAACAAGAGCGACTTAAAGAAGACAAACTTAAGGAGGAATCGAAATGAGTATTAGTTCATCAGCGTTATTAGTGGAGTTGAATATCAGCGTATGGCCTGCGTCTAAGTTAGACCGAGAGGTAACTGATAAGGTCAATACGGATGCGTCAGCAGTCAGAGGTGCGAGTCAGACCAAGAAGAATCTATTTGCAGGCACTAGCCTACGCAAAGACATATCAGACTTTGCCGCCCGTGTTCGTCTGTATCACAACAAGCATACATTGCCTTGGGCAGACAAGGGTGAGCGTATGTTGCCGACTGCTTTGTTCATGGAATACAAGCAGACCATGAATGGGTTCGAGCAGACATTCAACATGATGTGCACTAACTTCTTTGTTGAGTATCCGCGTCTTGTTGCAGATGCACCTAACAACCTAGGCAGTATGTATAAGGCAGAGGACTATCCCGAGATTGAAGAGGTGCGTATGAAGTTCGGGTTTAGACGAGCAGTTAAACCGATACCCGAGTCTGGTGACTTTCGCTTAGACATACCTGCGCATGACTTAGTGGAGATGAAGAACGACTACGAGAAACAATACAGCGATAGGTTAGCCGAGGCTATGCGTGAGCCGTGGGAGCGTCTGCATAAGACACTAGTAGGTATGTCGGAGAAGTTGACTGATATTGAGGGTGATGATTCTAAGAAGCGTTACCACGACACACTTATCTCTAACCCCATAGAGTTGTGTGGACTGCTAACCAAACTGAATGTGACCAACGACCCCAAGTTGGAGGAAGCACGCAGACAACTAGAACTAACAATGTTAGGGGCAGACATAGAGAGTATCAAAGAAGATGCGGACTCACGGAGTGCATTGAAGTCCAAGGTAGATGCTATCTTGGGTAAGTTCGATTGGTAATTAAACAAAGAGGTAATGGTATGAGTGAATCACTAGGAGTAAGTATGAATTTATTTTCATTGAGTAATGTAGAGTTGCATCCCGATGTATCCAAGAAATTGGGTCAGGAGACGATAGGTCAACCGCCTACGGATATGTGCAGATTGGTAATGAACTTAGCGATGGCAAACCCATTGTGGCGGTTCGTTGTTACCGATACTATGAGTGGGTGGAGACCCGTGAACTTCTCCGTCATTGATAGCGGTGAGACCATTGGCAAAATCGGTAGGCAGTATTACCGAGGGGATTACAAACTCTCGCTAACCAACGACCGCATTAGTAATGCTAGAGAACGCACATCCTCATACCGCACAGGGGATGTAGACAAGGCTATCCTCATGGCGAAGAAGATGTTCTTTCGTCTCAAGCCCAACGAGCGTATCGACAAGGCGTATGAGCAAGCGAAGCAAGTAATGGCTAACCAACACCACGAAAAGAATAGGGAGCATCGCTACTCCGAGCGAGAGACTGAAAGTCTTGCGGTCAAGTTCATCATGGGAACTGGCTTTCCTTTGTTCTTGGGGTATGTAAACGGACTACCTGAACATGAGAGGAAGCCCATACTAGCGAAGATGGAAAAGACTAAGCAGTTCAAGCAAGACATGCTAACTATCGAATCAATCAAGGATAGGTTTGGTAGTGAACACACAGCCCTAATCATCAAAGATGAGGGTAAATACATGGTAAAGATTGGACAAGATGTTCAGATTTACGATGATAATACGCTCCCCGTAGAGATGCGAGGAAAACTAGGTATGTTGAAGTTAGTTGAAGCCGAGCACTTTGTATCGGAAGTAGGGTGTCGTATCAACGACGAAATCTTTGTAGTCTTAACAGAAGGGGCATAACAATGTTAGATAACAACCACACAACAGAAATCTATTCACGAACGCTTAGAACTACTGAGCCATACCTAACAGTTGAGGGCCCCTACAAAGGGCACAGCGACTTCTCAGTTCTACTTGCGCTGATAGCAGTAATCGGTATGGTGGCAGTAACCATATGGGGGTGGATGTGAGTAAATACCAAGCACAAACATTTAGCCCTATGGGGCAAGGGCAGAACGCACTAAGGGCACAGCAATCGACAAGGCGTTGGATGCACGCACAAGGAAAGTTATGTTGGAAATGTCAAAAAGAATCAATACCCGAAAAAGGGTGCAACATGTCTTTTCAAAGTGGTATGCACAAATATGTATGTAAAGCATGTGTTGACGCAAAGGAGGCTAACAAATGCTAGAAACAATCGCATGGATAGTGTTACTGATGTGTCTAGGTGGCGTAGTCGTAGTGACAGTTGCCGTGGCAATTTTTATGTTGAGTTCGGAGGACTAGATGAGCGGTGAATCTTTTTTGCAGGGCGCATTTATAGGTGCGATGTGTTGGTTAGCGGGTAGTGTTATATGGGATTCGATAGAGCGATATAGGAAAGATAGAAACAGGACGAGAGAAATGTATGCGTCTCCAGTGGTGTCCCGTGATAGTAGTTTCGGCAAGGTAGAGCCACAAGTGCGGATTGGGCAGATGAACGCAATGAACGGCAGACTGCTAGAAGTTTCTACTACTAGAGTAAACAAACACGGGGACAGAGACTTTGTAGTCGAGCACTACATCATTGACGAGGCGAAGCCATTGTCAGAACAAATTGCAGTGGTGATGCTTATGAAAGGGTTAGAGAAATGAAGAAAGATGAAATGATTACGCTACTGCGTAGCGTTAGTTGTGATGAGAACACTGTGACTGCTATGACTAACGCTTACGAGTTGGGGTTCGATTACGGGAGTAAGGCGTATGTGTTTCTAACCGAAGCGGTTGAAGAAGCGAAGCGTATATGTGAGCAGTTGGATTCGGTGGGTAGCGAGCCGTCTACTGCGGACTTTTGGAAGGCGATGAAGAAGTTACAGGAGTTGGAGTGAGAAAGCGTAGCAAATACAGACCCAAGGGAGTTCTACCTGACCCAATGACTTGGTTGTTGGCGGGGATGAAGCCCTTTAAGGATGTGCCTTTCAGCGTAGACCTACGCATCAAAAATCATGGTGCTATGGACTCACTGCGCAGAGGTGTGGCTACCAAAGACGATATTGACATACTGATTAGTGCGTTCAATATGACCGAAGCATGTGTCCGACTGCGCCCTGACTTGGGTGCGGATTGGGTAGATGAAATCAAAGCGGGTCAAGATGCGCTGTATGCAGTTTCTAAGCGAGGTGCAAATAGTATGCGGTTCATTCTCAAGGCGAGTGAACTTGTGGCTATGAACCTAGTCATGGAACTACATGATGTGCAACTAGACCAAACAACAGTAAATGATTTGGAGAAGGCTATGGATATTGTGAAAGAAGAACATAGATTAAAGAAGATGCGCTCAGTCAAGGAGAGTGCGTAATGCAATCAATACACACAACAACTTACATGGTAAGAGACATATACAAAGGAACATATGCCAAAACAAAAAGTGACGAAGGGACAGGATACGTCATGTATCGAACTAAAACTCTCGCCCAAAAATATATCGACGAGCAGTGCAACGGAAAAGCGTTCGTTGTCAAAGTCCGCACCGCGATTACGCCGATTGACTCAGGAAGAGATGAACGCACATTGGCCATTCGAAAGGCTAGACCCACGACGGATGCCCAAACCAATCAAGAATCACGAGTATGAGGATGCACTGCTATGACAACAGGAATTGAAGAGTTAAAACCGATAACAAAACGCAAGGGTAGGGGTCTTGGTAAGAAGCCCGCACTCTACTGCACGAGCCTGCGTCTACCAATAGAGGTGATGGATTATTTCAACACTAACTATGCGTATACAAAGCAAGCCAAGATGAGAGAAGTTCTTACTGAATTCGTTAAACAACAAACCAACAGGAGTTAACACATGGCAACAGCCAAAAAACTAAACAAGTCACAAAAAATCCGTGCCTACATAGCGGAGCATCCACAAGCAAAAGCGAAGGAGATAGCAAATGCAGTTAACGTAGCACACGACTACGTGCATCAGGTTGTCTACAAGATGAAGAAGGAAGCCAAGGATAAGAAAATTATTCTTAATGCAACCGAAGTAGAGATAGCCAACAAGTTAGGCGTATCAACGAAGGACTATGCCGAGCAGGTGTATAAGTTGACTAATGGGCGTGACCGACGTCACCCAATTACAGGTAAGCGACTTATGAAAGGCGCAGACATTGTTGCTACGCATCACACCGACATGGTCAACCATCCTCCGCATTACAAAGCAGGTGGAATGGAGACTATCGACTTCATTGAGGCGAAAGGCTTAGGCTATCACCTTGGCAATGTTGTGAAATACGTAACACGCGCTGACCACAAGGGCAACAAGTTGGAAGACTTGAAGAAGGCGCAGTGGTATCTCAGCCGAGCCATAGAGAAGTTGAACTAATTCAAGGGGGGAAACATAAATTGGAGGCCGACCTAGCCGATAGATGTGACGGTGGCTTTCTCGAGCAGAGTCCCCCTGAGAATTTTGCTCTGCTTGAACCTTTAGCGTGACGAGGGGCACGTAATCTATCAACCCCTCAACCCCCCCTAACAATGTTAGGGTAAGTCCTAGCCACCTACGGGTGGCTTTTTTACGTCTGTAGTTGACAAAGTCAAATCACTGTGTTAGACTGACCCCTTGAAAATAAATTGGAGGGTTAGAAAATGTCAGTGTTTGGTAAAACATCCGTAAACGTATTAGACGACGAGTTGCTGTGCCCCAAGTGTGGCAGTAACAATTTACATCATCGTAATACAACAATCTTCGAGCGTTCCGAGGATGACAAGTTAACTACAGTGATTGCTCAGTCAGAGCATGAGGTGCAAGCAACTAAATTCCCCTCAGCAGATACATGTAACCCAAGCTCACGCAGAAACGGGATACTCATTGAGTTTGAATGTGAGCATTGCCACTACGACTATGGCGATGGTATCAGCCCTGATGGAGAGACCGAGTTGTTTCGGTTAGCCATACTTCAACACAAGGGAACTACATTCGTGGAGTGGATGTAATGGCACAAACTCCTGAGGCTAAGGTCAAGGCCAAAATCAAAACAATCCTTAAAGCACATGGTGCTTACTACGCTATGCCGATTGGCACAGGTCTAGGCAATAGTGGTGTGCCCGACTTCCTATGTTGCGTGAACGGAAGGTTCTTAGCGATAGAAGCCAAAGCGGGTAGGGGCAAACTGACCGCACTACAAGAAAAGAACCTACGAGAAATCAAACAGGCTGGTGGTTGGACTTTTGTGATTAACGAAGGAGCCTTAGAGCACGAGGTTCTGGAAGCGGTACTGGAGAATATGAAATGTCTCTGACCATCCAACAGATTAACAACCAAGCATTGAACATACTGAATAAAGAATTTGCCAGTGTGTATGCAAATACCTACCGAACGAAGTATCACTTGAAATACAGTTACGGCAAATACAAAATCTACAAAAGCGAATACAACGAAAACTTACAACGAAGAAACACTACGACCCTAGCAAGTGGGCTAGACAAAGTGACAGCACAAGGCATGATGAAACTACTGGAGGATACGGAATGAACGAAGGCGTAAAAGTTTTAATCGAACGCATGAAGACCAACCCCGAGGACTTTGAGGTGGTGTTAGATGAGAAATACAAGCATGGCATGAAAGAAGGTAGGTTCTACTGGGTATCAGAGCAGATACGAGATTACCTGAGGATAGGTAACAACCACTTGCACCTGACGTTGCTAATGAAAGAAGACTTGAATGCGCTAGTAGAAGCATTTAAAGAGAAGCACCAACAAGAATTCACCGACAAGGTTATGAAGGACTTGTTTAAGGAAGAAGAAACACCGTCGCCCGCAATAGCAGGCGGTTGGTTCCCCCAAGGACAGAAAGTAAACCCGCTACAAAACACATTAGGGACATGGACAGACCCACGCCTAGCGATGCAATCGCAAATTAACGCAACCTCGGGACTAACAAATGTTAGTTTCGGGAGCACGGGCACAACGGCAACTACTTTGTCTTTAGGGGGCGAAACCCTCGACAGTAGCATCCTCAAAAAATTAAAAGCCCTCATCAAATGAACATTCTCACAATAGATTTTGAAACCTACTACTCTACCGACCTAGGTTTCGCCAAGCAGACCACTGAGGAATACGTTCGGGATCAGCGTTTTGAAGTTATCGGTGTTTCGGTACAGGTAAACGATGGTGAACCAGCGTGGTGTAGTGGCGACCATGAGACCTTATGCCAGTTCCTGACCTCGTTTGATTGGGGGAATTCCCTAGCCCTTGCGCACAACGCTATGTTTGACGGGGCAATTCTTAACTGGGTCTACGGCATCAGGCCAAAAGGTTGGTTAGATACGCTCTCGATGGGGCGTGCGTTACATGGAACGGAGGTTGGCGGTAGTCTTAAGGTCTTGGCCAATTTTTATGATGTGGGTGTAAAGGGCACCGAGGTAGAGGATGCCAAGGGCCTGCGCCGTGAGGACTTTACCCCTACGCATCTAGCCACTTACGGTGAGTATTGCAAGAACGACGTTAAGCTTACCTACTCCATATTCTTGCTTATGAGTAACAATTTCCCCGCAGCGGAGTTACGTTTAATTGACTTGACCATCCGTATGTTCACCGAACCTACGCTCGAGTTGGATGCCGACTTACTGGAGCATCACTTGCTTGCGGTTCAGTCTACAAAGGTAAAACTACTTGCCCATTACGACAAAGACGACCTGATGAGTAACCCGAAGTTTGCTCAGTTGCTAAAAATACATGGCGTCGAGCCCCCGATGAAGAAGAGCCTTACTACGGGCAAGGAGACTTATGCCTTTGCCAAGACAGACGAGGCGTTCAAAGCACTGCTCGATCACGAAAACACAGTTGTACAAGCTATGGTAGCGGCAAGGTTGGGTACGAAGTCTACGATTGAAGAGACTCGAACCGAACGATTCCTTGGTATTGCTAAGCGAGGCGCGATGCCTGTGCCCCTGCGATATTACGCGGCACATACTGGACGGTGGGGTGGAGATGACAAACTAAACCTACAAAACCTACCAAGGGGGTCAATGCTCAAGAGGGCGATAAGAGCCCCACAAGGCTACATGATGATCGACTCAGATTCATCGCAGATTGAGGCACGCACACTCGCATGGTTAGCGGGGCAAGACGACTTAGTAAAAGCATTTGAGGAGGGTGAAGATGTATACAAAATCATGGCAACGGCTATCTACGGCAAGAGAATCGAAGAGATTACAAAGGATGAGCGCTTTGTCGGTAAAACGACGATTCTTGGAGCAGGCTACGGCATGGGGGCGACAAAGTTTCAAGCGCAACTTAAAAATTTTGGTGTTGAAGTTGAGGCTGAAGAAGCACAGCGAATTATCAATACGTACCGAAATACATATCCGAAAATTACTCAACTATGGAAAGATGCGGGCACTGCGCTCAAAGCCATACTTCAGAAACAGCACGCGACGCTAGGCCGAGATGGTGTGCTCAAGATTGAAGGCGAGGACGGCGTCCGCTTACCGAACGGGTTGTATATTCGCTACCCCAACTTGCGTATGTATCAGAGCGAGGACGGCGAGAAGGCTGAACTTGTATACGACACCAAGAAGGGCAAAGCGGTTATACCCAACAGAATCTATGGTGGTAAGCTGATTGAGAACGTCTGCCAAGCCCTAGCCCGTATCATCATCGGTGAGCAGATGCTCATGGTGGCTAAGAAATATAGAGTAGTAATGACGGTGCACGATGCGATTGCGCTGATTGTACCGGAGCATGAAGTTGCAACTGCTGTGGAATATGTAGAGTTATGTATGCGGCTACGCCCCAAGTGGGCACGAGAATTACCTTTGAACTGCGAAGCAGGATATGGGAGAAGTTATGGGGAATGTTGAAGAAGACGATGACATCCAAGACTACAAGCGCCCTTGGGTAGGGCTGACGGATGAGGAAATTAAAGAGGGAGAATCCAAAGGAGAACTAGGGTATGGATTTATTCAAGGTGCATTGTGGGCGCAAGACAAACTCAAGGAGCGCAACACATGACTGATGATGACTACGATGCCCTGAGCCAGAAACAGTTGGCATCAATTAAACGCGATATGCGGATAAGCCTTGAAGACGCAGCGGTTCGCGCTACATACAAAGTGATGGCTGAATTAGAGACAGAGCAAAATCAAGGAGAAGAACACATGACTAAAGACGAAATTATTAAACTGATCGAGGACAACGGACTAACCCTGCATGGTGACATAGAACACTTTGCCGCCCTTGTAGCAGAACATACCTACACAAAGTATTTGGAACCACCTGAAGCAAAACAGTCTGGCACTATTTCTATAACCACGCCTACGCCCGTTGCATACCTTTGTGAAAACGCAGTTGGTCACAAGTATTTTCGATGGAAGAAGCCATCAAGCGCATATAAGCCTGTTGCTCTCTACACCATACCACCACCCTGCCCAACGTGCGAAGCATTGGCGCGAACCGTGATGATGGATCAGACAGGGAGAGACGCATGAGGCCAGATTACTGCCCGATTGGAGGCGAACCTTGTCAATCACTGTGCGACACACCATGCACTAGAACACCACAGCGCAAGCCGCTGACGGATGAGGATATAAACGACATCGCAAAAAACTATGCGTTAAACAACCCAACAACGCCATTGCACTTTGCCAGAGCCATCGAAGCCGCCCACGGCATTAAGGAGTAAGACATGGATCAACCTTGGTACATTAAATTTGGATGGTGGCTTTGTGAAAAAACAGGTCACCTCATGACAGATAGGGCATGGATTTATGGTGGGTTTTATCATCGTGAATGCAAACTATGCAAGCGGATTGTTAGCGAACCATTAAAGGGGAAATCATGAATACAAAGCAAGAGGAAGCTCTGCGGGAGTATCTTAAAGAAGCCATTGTTCCTTTAATTGAGCAAGTGTTGGTCAAGAAACTAGGGCAAGCCATGTCTTTTGCAGCATCTGAGCTTGTGCAACCACAGCGCAAATGGATTGGGCTGAGTGAAAAGGAAATGTACAAATTGTGGCTAACCGTAGATGAAGAAGTCGACCGAATGGCATTTGGAAAAGCAGTAGAAGCCAAACTCAAGGAGAAGAACAATGGCTAGTGCAACCTTTGAAGACCATCCAACAGACCCTGACAAAGTCATTCTCCGCAAGAAGCCGTACTTAGATAAAGGCAGAGACTACGAAGAAGGATTTGTTGATGGGATGCAACATCAGATGCAGTCCAGCGTGGATAAGGCAGTCAATCGCATGGCACAACCAGAGCAGGAGCCTGTGGCGTATTTGTGTGAAAACGCAGTAGGTCACAAGTATTTCCGATGGAAGAAACCATCAAGCACATACAAGCCTATTGCCCTCTACACCACCCCACCACAGCGCACATGGGTAGGGCTGACGGATGAGGAAATACAGGAGTGCCTAAAAGGTTTGCCAACACAAACCATTGACGTTTACGCAAGACGTATTGAAGCCAAGCTCAAGGAACTCAACACATGAAAACCAAGCAAGAAATCAAAGACGAAATTCTTGAACTGTATGGGGCATCTAGAGCATTGAGCGAAGCAATGGATGTGCTCCATGCGCAACGTATGGAGAAAAGCAAACAGATGATGGCTTTGAGTCACATGCTTAAAGAAATGGATGATGACGCCAAGGAGAACACATGACATGGCCCTTTCCGCCCCCTAGCGGCCCTGTCCCGTGGTCCAAGGCACAAGAAAAACAATACCAGCAACAACAGCGCAGTAAATTGCCGGATGCACCGTTATGACTCATAAGAACCTACCCGCACTAAACAAGTACACAAGTCTGGTGCAGTATGAAACGTTGAAAGAGATCAACGAGACAAACTCAATCGTAAAGATTGTCCAACAAGGGAGATCAAGTAAGACACTTGGTGCCCTGATCCGATGTATGTGGATAAAGCAAAAAGATTACACAGACGATAGCGGTGTGCTGCGTGAAGGCTGGTTCGTTACAGAAGAAGGGTTGCATGCAATGAACCTATTCGCGGAGAAGGAACGAGTTAGACAAGAGGAAGTCAACCGTATTGCTGAAATTGCGTCTAGGTTTGAGAAGGCGTGTCTTATTCTTAAAGAGAAGTCTGAAGCTAATCGCCCTGAGATAGAAAGGCTAGAGAAAGAGATTCAAGATGCCGTGAAAGAGGCTAACAGCATAGCGTGCTTTTTAGAGATTGGCGATGCAAACGCAGTCTTAACAAAACTTGATATGACTGGGTATAGGCGGGGATACAGAGCATGAGAAAACGATCGAAGTACCGGCCCAAGGGCGTGATCCGTGATCCGATGTCCCACGTCCTTGCTGGGATGAAGACGGTTGGCTCCATTAGTTCCGGTACAACGTTAATGATCATGAACCATGATGCTTTGGACAAGGCCCGCAGAGGCTTGGCAGAGCGTAGAGATTTAGACGTCTTGATCGCTGCAATGAATATGGCGGAAGCGCTGATTCGTATGCGGATTGGAGACGATTGGAAGGATGAGATTCGGGCCGCGCAGGACGCTCTCTTTGCTGTGGGAAGCAGAGGAGTGGAGACTGGCAAGTTTATTCTGCGTGGACCCGAACTCACCTCATTGAATTTGGGCATGGAAATCCATGATGCCCAATTAGAAGCCTGCACTGTAGCAGAGTTGGAAAAAGCGATAGATATCGTGCATAACGAAATCCGTCATCACAGGGCACGTCCCATCATCAAAAAGGAAGAAATCATATGACAAAGACTGAAAAAATCATGGCGCATTTCATGAAGCGCCCCTCGGCCCCTGTTCGCGCAGTGGCTACCAAGTACAAGGCCCCGCTATCTATGGTCTACAAGGTGCGCAAACAAGCCCTGACCGAATTGATTGTGCCTAATCCGCTGGATGTTCCACCATTAACGTCTTGGCAAAAGATTGTGGCGGAGGTTGAAAAGCCTGTGGACGTGGATGAAACACTGGACACGCGGGCCCTGAGCTATGGCAAATTCAAAGATGGCGCTGCCCTGATGCAAGGTATCAAACGCCAGATGGCCGAGCATGCGCAAAAGCATGAGAAAACCTTTGCTGATGACCAGTGGGAGGCGCTGGAGATGATCGTCCACAAGATTGGCCGAATCGTCAACGGTAACCCTGACGTTGTGGATCACTGGGTTGACATTGCTGGGTATGCCAAGTTGGTCTCTGACCGGCTGCAAGGGGTTGAGCGATGAACAAATTCACCATTACCGGACCACAGGCGCGCAAGAAGGTTTTGGATGCTTTGAGGAAAAACGGTTATCAGGCCAAGACCAGTGAGCTGGCCAAGATGACCAAAATGCCGATATCCATCACCCGCCGTGCTGCTTTGTATTTAGCTGCCCACCATCAGTTGCATGCGGAGATCATTGCTGGGCGGGGTAAGGGTGAATACCTATTCAAATTAACACAATTAGACCTGTTTG